GGCCGTCGTAATACTCCTTGCCACAAGACTCTCTGAACCTTCCGGTCCAGAAAGACTTATCAGCATTAACCTTGAGGCCGAAAGCCTCAAGAGAAGCTGTCACGCAGTGGGCAAAGCGTGCGGGGACGATAATATCGTCCCCGTACACACGCACCTGACCCTTAAATGACTTAATGTCACGCCGGGTTAGGCGGTGACCTAGCTCTTTTTCGATCGCGGTAAAAACGATAGTCGCAAAGACCATCGCCTCGAACGGAAAGCAAAGAGCTGAGCCCATAGACGCGAACTTGTTGAGAGTAACCGTTACGGCCTCTTTATCAACAAGAACTGATGCCTTCAGAGACCTAGTGGCCTCCACCCCTTCCCGAAGGTTGGGGTGGTTGGCCAAGAGGGCTCTTACATGCATCACGGAAACACGATCGGACGCTTCACTCAGATCGAGTGTAGCTAGACTCCCGTCAAGGGAGCCCAGAAGAGCCATGTCCTGATTAGGGATTTGGTCTCCAATTCCGATAAGCCAAGAAGAGATGTCATCCTCTTCTAAAGCTTTCACAAGATCCTCTAGAATGGCCTGCTGCATAAACTGCATGCAGGTCGGCTCTATAGCGATAATGCGAGGTGTTTTCGCCGTTTTAGGAACGGTAATGACCCTAACGGGTCGTTCCGAACCAGGCTCGTGCCATTCAACAACGGTAGAAGGGCTGCAGGAACATCCATGCGAGCAATCGCATGGGGTGCTGACAGTCTCCTTCCAACTGGGGGTTGCGTACATCCCGAAAGGGAATATGCTCTCCAGTCTCTCGGTCCATTCCTGCTGATCGTACTTTTGGTTTCCCTTAAGACGATCAGCAGTGGCACCGGGGCCGTGCTTTGGAAGAATCTTGCCGCTGTAGATGTTACCATCGACAGTGGCGTAGACACTCGACCAAAGCCTACGACCCATACTCTGGTATTCCTCCCATAAGGGAGTGCCAGTAAGCATGGAATCGTAGAGTGGAATAGCAGCATCTACTTCTATGTACTTACGCAAAGCCTTGCGGTTCCTCTTTTCAGAGGTACGCAAGAGTACCTTGCCAAACATCAGGGAAACCTGACGAATGGCTCGGATAGCTTCAACGGAAGGACACGGAAGCAGGTCACCGGTTTCACGGTCGATCACTTGGTCAAAGAAACCTCCTAGTAATAGGGGGGTACTTCCTCGCAACTGGAATCCAGGAAACGAGGTGTGACCTACCTTGCCTTCGTCAAGAC